AGGTCTTTTCAGTGATAGAAGCACCAGCAGAATGTTGATACAAAGATGCAACACCATCTACGTCTGACGCAGCATTAATTGCAGTTTTAAGATTGCCATAACAAGTTCTCACAGCAGTTCTGTACGCAGTGATCTCGCCTGGCACTGCGACATCAGTTTCTGCCTTACGAACAACATACCAATCTGTATGATATAACATATTGTTGGCATCTCTTTTTGCTTCTTTAACTTTTTGTGATTGAACTGTTGATAATGTCTTTGCAGTATTTGTCCAAGTTCTAGAGACACTACCATCACTTGCAATCACAAGATTACCCAAACTACTATTATAATAATCACTACTTTTTTGTCCACCAGATATTGTAACTTCTACCAAACCAATCGCAGATTTTTCTGCATCAGTGGCATTTTGTATCCAGTTGCGAGGATATTGTAAATCCTTATATGTGAAGGCAGTAGGTCTACTAAATTCTCTAACTACTGCACCATCTTCTACTATGACCCAAGCCATCTATCTCTCCTATGAATACGCAAGTGTGGCGACTGCGTGTATATTACTAGCATCTAACACTATATAGTCAAGTCTGTCCACTGAACTTGCTGCTGTTGTTAATGTCGGTGCAGTGCCACCTATAAAATCAAAAGAACTACCAAAAGTGGCTGTCCTACTCCCAGTTCCATCTTGTATTAAAAATATACTACCAGACGTACCAGCAGTAAGTGATGTTGGATTTGCTAAAGTTAGATTACCAGTTAAAGTAATTTGAAAGTTAGCATTTTCATTCAAATCTAAAACTACTGTTCCAGTTGAACTTCCTAAATCTTTAATGTCTTGTGATGCACCAGCATCAAAGTTTGTATGTGTTCTTATATTTGGTATCTCTGCTGCACCAGTAATTGTCAGACCATCTGTCGTTGATACTGTGTTATCCTCTGCCTTAAATTTAAATGAAGTTTCTAGATTTAGAAATCCTTGTGTATCATTATCCTCTAAAACAATAAAGTCATCTTCTTTTGTTGTTGTTAAGAAGAGTGTGTCTCCTTCAAAAACTATATTTTCTCCAGCATCTGATCCACCACTATCTGTTCTATCTAACAGTAAAAAAGAACCCTCATCAGTATCATTCGCAGATGCATTTATTTGTATTCTACGATTTTGAAAAACATCCTCTGACTGTGCAGACATTCCCCCAGTTGCAGTTATGTCTGTGGTTGCAGTGATACTTCCAGTAACACTTATCCCAGAATTGAACGTACCACCAGTTGATGCAGATACAGCATCACCAACTGCAAACACATCATATACTATCACCTCTATAAAATCATTTAGTGCAAGTGAAGCAATACTTCCTATTGTGTTTGTAGTGGACGTATTATAATCTGAATTAGGATCAAGTAATACACCATTTAAAAAAACGTCTACCAATGAACCATCAGTAAATGCTAACGTAAGGCCATTATTATCTGTACCACTTACACTGGTATCACCAGCAGAAGCAGTAAAGAAAAATCTCCTTCGTATCCCAAATCCATCTGCACCTTGTCCTATATATGGCATATTATTTTCCTTTTACTTTATTTATAATATCTTATCGACTATTAGAAAATTTAAACGGCTGTTCGGCAAAGGCGAGGTAGATGTAGGTTCCGCCTGATGCATTTACATCTACATTTGTATCTCTGCGTTTAAAGCCATTGCTTAAAATATCCATTGTAGCGGCAACGCTTGTTGCTTCAGTATTAGACAAATTAGGTATTAAACGATTATGTGCCACATTATCAATGTCACGTTTTACATCAATGATAAGCCAGTTTGATGTGGTGTCAGTCCTTTTGGTCATAATCCAAGCTGGCCTAAACCCTGTGTAAACAAAAGCTCCATTAGCATTGGCGTTGCCTTTGTAAAGCCCAAACTTTGAGTAGCCCTCAACACTGTGGAAACAGTAGGCTATGTAATCACTTCCACTTTTGTTACAGTTTGCAACATTGTTTGCTCCACTATAACCAGCTACAAAGTCAATTACATTTGCATCACCCAAACCAATGCCACCTTCAGCGTAGTTTGTGTTCACATCAGATTCTGCGCTAGTAAGATTTAGAAAAATATTATAGTCAGATGCAGTTAAATCTTTGTGATTAACGTGCCAATAGTTAGGTGATGAATCTGCATCTCTGTTTTTAACAATTACTAAATCTGGTTTTTGAGTTAATCCATGCCCAGCCGTATGTGAACCAGTGCCCGTTCCAGTATAAGCAACTATGCTAAATCCAGCGGCAGTATTAGCTGATACGCTTGACGTGATGTTGCTGCCATCGGAGTTACTTGATGCGCTGCCACCAGCTTTCCAGTTCCACGTTACATATGTCCTAGTGTTGACATTAATATTACCTGGCGTAGATGCCGGGCCAGTAAATCCATCACTCTCAAATGCGCTAATAACAGCCGTTGCAGTTGTATCTTCTGCACCAGTATTATTTGACTCTAATTTTTTACCCGCACCTCGCACTGTATCATGCAGAAAATGATCTTCTGCATTGCTGCGAGATTTGCCCCAAATCCAGTCGGGGGTGAAACCGACACCAGTTATTGAGCGACTAGTCGTGCCGTCGCCAGTATACAGCACCGTGTTAAAATTATCGTCAGCCTGTTCCGTGCTGTTCGGGCCGATTGTTATATCTGGCATATTAGATGTTGTTAACGCTTTGAACCCAGTTGGGGGTGCATATTTGAAAAGTGCGTTACCATCACCAGATTCAGTACCAACATCACCACCAGTTAACTCTGCATTAAATGATGGGTTCTGACCAAAATTTAAGTCTAGCTCTTCTGCATTAGTGCCACCTGTACGCCACCAATTGCAGACATATCCCTCTGAATCTGTTAGTCCAGTATATGCGGCGTTGGTTGTTGTGCCAGCAGCTATTTCTGATGCTGTTGCGCTATTTTGCCAAGTGCCGTTTTTACTAAACCAAATCGCACCATTGTCAGCATCAAATGCAACACCAATTATGTCTCCCGCTGTATTCCATGAATCTCCGTAACTTGAACTTGAATTGTTATTATATTTATTTCCATTGAAAGAATAGTATGACCAATTAGTTGCGCTTTGATATGGGTTGTCCTCTATGTTACCACTTGCTAATGATATACCTACTCCATCAGAGAGTTGTCCGCTTCCATTATTTGCGTTGTGTCTCCTTGTTTCCCAATACCATTTACCAGATTGCATCAAAAAACTGCCTCTGATATTTTTATTATTACTGCTTGAAAGAATTTTTAGATTGCCCTCACTTGTTGTCCACGGGCTTGATGTATTGACAGCAAGGTTGTTGGCGGTGGCAAAATTTCCCTCTGGCGTGTCAGGGACGATATCTCCTGCTGCAAGATTGTACACAGCAAAGTTATTACCATTGCCTGACTGATCATCTCCAATGTTTGTTTGTGCAGTGGTGCCTTGAGAAGTAGTTGAGGTGCCAGTTCCTTGAAATGTTAGATGATATCCATTAATACCATGGCTGGTTACTCCATTATCTGCATACGCTATAGGTATCCATATCCCATTTTTCGTCTCGCCAAAATAACTTGCATCTAGTGCTTGACCATCAATCATGTGAAAATCAGCCATGTATCCATTAAAATACCTAGTATAGCCTGGCACATACTTACCTATTTGCTGTGACCGACCATTTGTGTTCACAGAGGACATTACACTATTTTCGCCAGGAAAAGATGATCCACCAAGAGTTGTATCTCGTGATCCATTCACATAAATTTTTATCCTATCCGAAGCAGTAGATTGAGTTGTGTCATACGCAATCACAAAATTATACCACGAACCTCTATCACGATATAGGGCTGTCGTGTATGGATTATTAGCACCATTCTCTGTGTATGTTTCAAACTGATCATCTGTACCAAAGGCATATGTATTGTGACCTTGACCAGTTCCAGAACCAGCATTTTTTGATGAAAATACAGTGCGAAAATCTGAACTTTCTTGAGCAAGTTTAAGCCATACAGAAATAGTATATCTTTTATTGTCTGTGCCATCTTGTGCTGGAGTAAAGTCTAGATAGTGCGTACCTCCCTCTTCAAAACGCAAAGACTGGTTGATCACACCATTATAAAAATCTGATGCAGTGGTATTAAAAAGATTGTGTGGAGTTGAACCAAATGGGCCTGACATAATTTATGACTCCTTATGCAAACGCAAGTTGTGCCGTACTTAACAATATCTCATTCGGTGACGATATGATGTATCCTATGACATCAATTCCATTTGCAGTCGTTGTCAGAGTTGGTGCAGTTCCGCCTGGATTTTTGAAAGCAGAGTTGAGTGTGAGTGTTCTACTTCCAGAGGCATCTTGTTTAAATACGATGAAACCAGTTTGTCCAACTTGACCTGTTACTGGTTGTCCTAGTGTCAAACTTGCGTTCATGTTGATTATAAAATTTTGGTTTGCGTTGAAGTCTAGAATCTTAGATGAACCACCATCACTGATTTCTGTCTTTGCAGTAACACCTCTTTCCACAGATTCAAGATTAGATAATCTAGTGACACCAGACAAGGCCATAGCACCATCATCAGTTCCCTCTTCAAAGACTATCGCACTTCCAACGTCAACTCCAGATGCACTTGCATCTAATATAAGAATACCATCGTCAGTGTTACCTTCAACCTTTATCGCACCAGTTGCTGATGCTCTCATAGTTCCCTCTACCTTTGCGTTACCATCAAAGGTAAATATGTCTACTGCTGTTCCAGTTACCAGACCAACATCGTCTGTTGCTTCTTCGTAAAGTAAACTATCATCTGCGTTTGAAGAACCATTGTCAGTTCCATTTAGAATAATCCTATCACCAGCATCAGTCGCAGAACCATCTGTTGCGTTAAGTCCTATTGGTCTGTTAAGTGTACCAGAAATATCCTCACCACTTAGACTTGAGGTGACTTGCAAATCTGCAACATTGTCGGTGGATCTGCCTGATGGTGGAACTACATTGACAGATGCAGCTTTATGAACCACATAGATATTATTAGAACCAGTTGCAGGCGTTCCAGTAAAACTAAGAGTAGTTCCAGATACACTGTAAGCAATGGTTGGTTCTTGACGAACATTTTCCACAAACACATCTATATCATTTGCGTTACCCACACTTCTAGACATGGTAAAAGACGTAGAGGAATTGTTTCCACTAAATCTGTCTTTTGTACCAGTACCAAAAGTCCCTTGAGCAGCTGTACCTATATAAGGCATATTATGTTATCTCCATGATTGATAGTGCTATATCCGTTGCCCCAGATGCTGTTAGTTTTAATACATCAGTTGTCTCCATGATAACTTTGTTACCAGCCAACAATTCAAGTGATGCACCAGCTGGTATGGGTGCATTAGTTACCAACTCCACATTTTGATTTGACTCATCGTTATTACCAGACCTACTACCTGTGTTTGACTCTATCGTAACTGTTGATGTAACTTGACTTGTTGTTGTGTTACCAAGCATAATCCCTAGAATAACTGTAGTTGTAGAACCTGCCACAGTGTAAATGACATCTGCTGTTGTGACACCTGCCTTTGTTATTAATTTAAATGTATTTGCCATTTTTCTCTTTCCTTTTTATATATTTATCCTAGAGCAATCGCAAGTGCAGTTGCCGAATCGTCAGTCAATGTCACTACTCTTGATAGTGCAGCCTTTCTGTTTGTCCCACCAGCACCATCATCAACGATTATTAAATCAGTGGTAGACAGGGCAGCACTAATATCTGTACCACCATCTATATCAATAGCTGTAAGTGGTAAAGTCCCTGTGTCACCAGAACCAATCAATGTCCCAGTATTCACTGGTAATGTTAAAACTGCACTACTACCAGCAGAGTGTGGTTGTGCTTTTAATGTTTGTGCGTGTGCGTTGTTTACTTCACAATAAAACTTAATCTCTGAAACACTACCTGTTCCAGATCTGATTTCAACACTACCATCAGAAATAAGAACACCACCTGTGCTACCATTTCCGTCCATGATAACTTTACCAGATCCGTTTGGTAAAAGGTCAATGTTTCCATTTGATGTTGAAACAATATCGTTTCCGTTCACATCTAAATCGCCTCCAAGTTGAGGAGTCGAATCTGCTGATACAGCTGTTAGTCCACCAGCAGAACTGATTAGATTGTTTACTGTAACTCTTTTAAGAACGCCTGCATCTGCATCACTAAGTAGTAACTCATCATTTGCTGGTGTGACATCACCAGAGGTGATTGTTGTTTTACCAGTGATAACAGCATTGTTTGTTGAATCCGAAAGAAATACAGTTCCACTTTCGTTTGGTAAATTTATCGTTCTGTCGGCTGTTGGGTCTATAACACCAAGTGTAGTTTCATTATCATCAGCAGTTGAACCCTCAAAAATTAATTGAAGATTTGTGGCAACTGTTGAAAACGATACTGTTCCAGACTCAAGTCCACGAACATCTGATTGCAGATTGTTGAACTCTTGTCTGAACTGTTCTAGACTATTATTAGTTGTTACCTGTGCTGCTGTAATTGCCATTAGTTTCTATCCAGTAAAGTTTTTAACATATCTTTTATTTCGTGCATTTCACATTTCAAAGTATTTATCTCACGAGTTGCACTTCTAATTTCATCTCTTTGTTTCTGTGCATCTGCTGCTCTTCGTTTTGCAATCTCATACGCACTACGATTACGATTTATGATTGCACCAGATTTATTATCTCTTACTAAATCTTGGTGTCCTTCTACTCTAGTAAAGTTACTCATTACGTTGCCAATGCGATTGCTCGCAAGTCCTTAATTCTTGGTGGTTGGGCAGCATTACTTGCCTGTAACACGATCTTAATTGAAAATGCAATGAACTCTGGTAACGACTCTCCAATACCATCATCTGTTACACCAGCAGTGTAAAGATACTCTTGGAAATCATTTCTGGTCAAAGAGGCCGCAACAGTTTGATCTGGTAAACCAGTGGTGTTGAAAAATTCATATCCCAGTTCATCAAAGTCCTCAGCAGAGTCAGAACGTAGTATTTTAAATAATACTTTAATATCTGACGTTCCAATTTTATTACCAGCAAAGAAAACTTTCAACGCAGTAGCAGGATTTTCAAGTGCAATCTTTTTAGTAATATAAACTGCAGCATTGTTATCACCCTCTGGCTCTGTTGATGCAAAGAAAGCTTCATTTACATCTGATGCAGAATCAATATTATTAACCACATTACCAATCGCATTTATCGAACACCTATCAAGATCAATAACTGGAGAAACATTTGATCTACTAGTCTGTAAATTTAAATCTATAAACAAGGACTTTGCACCAGAAAGTTCATTTGTCTCATTAACATTTGACGCAATAATTCTACTCGTATCCAAATCAAAGTTTTCGTTTAGTGGTATCCCCCTTGCCTTAGTGGCAGTTGTAAAGGATGTCTCTGATCCACTAGGACTTGTTCCACTTGTTGTTTTTATTGTTGCATCAATTCCTGTTCTTGATGTTTCCAGAGCAGATATTTGTGTTCTCAATGTTTCAAGTCTATAGTTCTCAGATGCATACACCGTTGACCTACCGACTTCAGCAGTTGTTGATGCACCAGAAATGGTTGGTGCAGTTGATAAAGTAATTGCATAAGAGTTCATATCAATAGCAGAAATTGCAGTGTGTGTTTTATTAATCTCTGTTAGAGGTGTTCCCAGTATTTGATATAGTTCAACCGTTGCACCATTAGAGTGTGCAGCTGCGGTTGTGTTATCTTGTCCTCTTGACAAACTATTAATATTACTACCAGATAACGTACCAAACATAATCTCGTTATCAATCTTAACATAACAACGAGAGGAGTCATTACTTGCGGCAAATCCAGTATTAGATGTGAGTGTTAACGATGTTGCAGTTGCAGTTATCGCACCATTGAGTGTTGTCTCTATACCAGATTTTGCACCAGTAATTTTCACATTATTAGATGTAGAATACATACCATGATCAAAATGTTTTACTCTCATCGCAGTAGAACTATTAGTCAACGTCAATGGATTTCCTTGAAGTCTACGACCATAAACAGTTGTAGTTCCATCCTCAGCAGTGAATGCCTCTCCAATATTGTCATTGACTAAAGTTATCGTCCCTGTTGTTGGAGAGAAATCTGCTCTATGTATTTTGAATTTCATATCTTCTGCTTGGACAGGTGTCCATGTTCTGTTATTTTGCGATTTAAATAATGTTCCCAGATGAGGTTGTTCTGAAACGACTCTATTTGATCCAGATACATCAAACTCACCCAATTGAGAAATCCATGCTCTATAATTATTACTCGTGGTTCTCAACACAAAGCAGTATTCATTACCATTTTGCACATACACTGGAGAGTCAAATATAAACGTGGTTGGAACAGTTCCATCGTCAGATAAGTTGATCTCAGAGGCAGACAATAATTTTCTACCAAAAGGTAATACTTTAGGGCCAGGATATCCGTTTATGACATTTCTTATCTCCACCCATGTTGGTAAAACATTATCTTTTAGTTGATAAAATAAATCAATCTTAGTTATGAAACATCCACCATCTTCTTCAATAAGAAAAGTTTGTGCTAAAGGATCATTCCCGCTATCATCGTCTGTATCATCATTACTAAATAAAACTCTTTCTGATGAAGTAGTAGAAGTTTGACTTGTTGATTGAGAAACTCTTGTCTGAACAACTTGAGCATTTCTAGTTGCGATAATAGTTTCTTGTTCTGTTTCAAGAATACCAACTGCATGGTAAGTTGTACTTGCAGCAGTCAAAGGTTCTTTTGTAGCACTACCCTTACCAGCTCTTTCATCTGTTGAGCTTGAGGTAATTCTAAACTCTGTTTCACCAGTCTTAAATTTAGGATTTTGTGTAGTGCCTGGAAATCTATACTCTGGTATTTCAAAAGTCCCCTCTACTTTACCAGCAGCAGTGGTTATCAAAGGACTACCAGCAACAATTGTAGTATCACTTGTATAATCACTTGAGAGAGGGGTTACAAAAGCATTAACATCTTGTTTGTCAAAGAATACATAAACTCTTGTATTAGGTAGGAAAGCTTCTCCCTCAAAACTAATTACCCTTGGTCTTATGAAAGGTATAAGAGCCCTTGATATAATTTTAAAACCTTGAGATTCTTCAACAATATCCTCAACGACATCTGTCTGTAAGCCAGTTCTAGTCAAATCTGTTCTAACTGTTTGAACAGTTCTTCGGACAACCTCTCTGGTACGGTTAAAGATACTGTTTGAGGTTGATACAACTCCACTCCATTGAGTCTCCCATGAGTTCCAAACTGTTCCTATGGAGTTTCTATTTTCTGCAAGGACAGTATCATAGTTACCCTCAACATTAATAATTAACTCTGGAGCAATTTCTGTTTCAAACCATTCATCTCCAGCTGGAGTAAGTTTAATTAGACCAACCCAGTTAGCAGCAAGGTATGGGAAAAGATTTTCTATTCTAGTTGCATATGGTTGATTTACAAGTTCTACATCAGTATAATTAAGTGTTAATAAATCTCCAGTTTTTCTATAACCAGCAGCAGATCTCTCTGCATCCGTGGAAACTGATTCAATCAACTTTGCATTTCTTAAAACACATTTAGGACGCATTTCATTTTTCTCTTGATCCATTGCAACATTATAATCTTTATTTACCGCATCCCCAACTCTGTGTCCCTTGAAGTTATCCACAACAAAACCTGACTTAAAACGATTGAGTCCATTTGCATCTTGTATTTCAAAAGACTCTGCATCTCTTTCCAATAAGGAAAGTGCAGTTAAAGACTCAACTTTTTCAAGTCTATCTTTTAACCTACCAATATCTCTCATGGTAAATCTTTGAGTTTTAAATCTTTGTATACCTACATCTTTTGGTTGAAAGGTAAATGGTGGCAAATTGAATGTTGCAAGTTTTAACGCACCATCCACATCTTTTGGTAATGTTGGATTTTCAGCAGATATACCCTCTACAAGTCTAAACGAGGCATTTTTTTGTAAGAATAAACTCACTATTTTTCCAAGAAAAAACTCAAAGTCTGCTTGTAGATTACTAGCAGGCTTTGGTGTATCAACTGTTGATGCACCAGTTCCATCAAACTGTCTGTGGAAAAAATCAAAAGAGCTTCCAGTGATTTGATCTATGGTTGCAAGATTTGTAGATGCTCCAGCAATATCTTCAACAGCCGGTCTAAAATCAAAACAATCTCTTAACTCAAATACACCAGTTGGTTCTGGCTCATCTGGGTCAACTCTACTGGCAGTGTAAATTGGAATATCATCATACTCCATTTGTCCAGCACTCGCAGTATACGAGTCAACTGTAAACGCATCTCCAGAACCATGTGTGAAGAAATCGTAAACTACAAGAAGTCTACCTCGTGGCTCTGCAACACCAGGCTTTCTCACAATTCTTGCGATATCATAGAAGTTATCTCTTTGTCCAGTATCTAGCACAAAATTACTAGTGATGACTTTACTACCAGCAGTGAGTGTTCCAACTGTTGCTGTTGCACCACTAGCTGCACCTGTGATAGTTTCACTTGCAGTAAAGTCTGTTGAACCATCTGCTCCTGTGAGAACATAGGTTATGGGAGAGGTTGTAGATATAATTCTTGCAACAGCACCAGAACTTCCACCAGTTATTTTTTCTCCTCTTTGAAAAGTTCCTACAAGATTAGAAATAGTAAACTGTGGTGTGGTTGCATCAGAAGATGTGTCCTCTGAATCAAATACAGCCTGAAGTCTAAACACATCTGCACGACCTAATGATATTTCTTTATCAGTTGCTCTTGTTCCAAACGCACCATCAGCATCAGTTGCAAGGACTTTGAGTTGCTTAGATAGTTGCGTTGTTTTTGTTTTTGATTGAACAGATGTTCTCAATATGGTTGCAGTTACTTTTACCTTAGCTGCATTTCCAAGAATAGTGTTATCTGTGATAGTCAAACTTGCAGTTCCAGTTCCAGAAAGTTTACCATCTAAATCTACAATATCTCCTTGAACTCCAGTTCCACCACCAGCAGTTAATATTGAAAGTGTATAGTCTGCATCTGCAAACGCATTGAATGTTTCATTACTTCCAGCAGTAAATGTGACAACACCAGATGAGTTTGTTGTTCCAATAAACTGTCTACGAACTGTGAACTGCGTGTCACTCACACCATTATTAGTCTCTGTCAAAAGAGTTTTAATCGTGTTCTTTGGAAACTTAAATAGTGCAACATTTTTTTCTGGGCTTTTCAATCGTGCAACTCTTATGTCTTCTAATCCAAGAACATCAAAGGCACCTGATACTGTTCCAGCATTAATAGTTCCCTCTTCAAAAATTATGTTATCACCAGCATCAGCATTTGTTGCATTAGTTCCATCAAGAATAAGTTGTCCAGTTTCACCAGTGGGTTCTGGAACTACGTCAGCAGTGAAGTCTTGTCCACTGTCAACATCATCCATAAAGACTTGTCTTACGTCAGCAAATCTCTCAGCTCTGATACTAGTTGTGGCTGAACCAATAGTAATATCAGTTGAACCATCCCCACCAGTAATTTCAATTAAACCACCAGTTAGAGCAGAGTCAGATGCAATCAGTTTTTCACCTGTTGTAAAAGAACCAATAACATTTGTCAATGTTATAGTTGTTCCAGACGTAAGAGAACCAAACACAAGTCCAGTTGCACCAGAAGTAGCACCTTTAATTTGAACACCACCATTAGTATGAGTTGCAGTCAGAGTTGGAGATGGTATACCACTAATTGTTAAAGTTGTAAACATTCTTACATCAAAAAGAAATAGTTTATATTGTGCGTCTTGTTGTCCAGCAGTTCCAGAATCAAACTCAAGAGCTCGGGCTCTTGCTACACCGATTTGATTACCAGCAGCAGCACCTCTTGTTTTAGTATCAGAGTCAAATAGTCCCACTGTTTTATACGCAGTTGACTCACCAGATATTTGGGATATGTCTGGAGTTCCGTATAGATTATCAACCTTTACAAAGTTTCCTAATTCAAAGGTTGCAATACTAGCATTGACTGTATCAAACTCTCTTGCCTTACTTAAATCAAGATCTGTCGGTGCAATTTTTTCAAGTTCAAAACCTCTTACAAATGCTTTGCCTGGTGATACACGAAGAGCAAGTAAAGATTCATCAGGTGTTTTGCCATCATCTGTTACTGTTTTACCTTGGAAAACACCTTTGTTTGTTCTCCCTTTGAAGTCATTGTCCACAGACTCTCTTAACTCAAACTGAAAAGGTCTGACTGTGTAATCACCAGATTCATCAAAAGTTCTTCTTGCAATTTCCTCTCCTAAAACAGAAAATTCTGTAGACCTTGCTGGAGTGGTCTGTCTGCCATTTCTAACTCTCATAATCTCTACAAAGTCTGTATCTTCAGTTGAGTTTTCATCTTTTGATATAAGAGTTAAAGTAGTTTTTAATCTATGGGCACCTTTTGCTGCAAAGTTTGTTGTCCCTGCTGCGTTGTCTGTTAGACTCGCATCTCCCTCTGGAGTGATTATTTCTTCTACAATTTGAAATCCAACTCTAGCACTCACTGTCTGATCATTATCACTTAACACCACGGTTTGTTTTGAATTTCTAACAAACTGACCACGAATAAAATATATACCCTCTTCAACAATGACAGCACAACCAGTTTGTGATGCATTTGAAGAGTGGGTGGTTGCACAAGCAACACCAGCTGCATAAGAAGTTGTATGTGTAATAGTTGTATCAGCTGTAATGTTTTCTGATTCGGAAAACTCCACCGTTGCGTTATCATTACCAGACTGTATATATTGATAATATAGTATTGGTTGTGTCGTGCTAGTCCCTGCCTTAAATCCAACAACTTGTGCTTTGACACCAGAAGTAGAACCTGTTATAGTTACTGGGGAAGTTTCATTAAAAAACTGATTTAAAATAACATCCTCACCAGCAAATGTTGACGCAAGTTGTAAGGAAAAATATGACTCTGAAAAAGAAGCCTGGCCAGGAATAACCTGACTACCCTCTTTGAAAACAAACTTTCCATGACTTTCAATCTGATCTGTGAGTATGGATTGAAGTGTCGTTAGTTCTCTTGCCTGAACTGCAAAGCCTGGACGAAATAGAACTTTTTGAAAATTGTCATTCTTATTAAAATCATCATAGTAAGGTGATACGTTTAGATCTGTAAGTTGTGCCATGTTTAAAACTCAATTATAACTTTAATATCTTCAGTTTGATCTGAAGCTCGTTGTATAGGTTTTCTATTCTCTAGGTAAATAATATTTCCACTTGGGAAAGCTAACTCTGGGTTTGCATAACCAGAGGTAAGTGTCACAGTATTTGCGTTTGCAAGTGTGACTGTTTCAGTCGTTCCAGCAGTCGTGCCTGTTGCACCAGAAGATGCACCAGTTATTTGATTTGTCCCACTAAATGCAACGTATCCACCTGTTGTTGCATTTGTTCCAAATCCTTTGAACTCCTCTTGTTGATAGTAAAGTAAACTTAGTGAACTATCAAACTCCACAACCTTTCCTACCGCACCAGTGGTGGCTTGTGTAATTCTTTCGTCTGCTTCAAACGTCCCACTATTAGTGTCTACTTTAACAATGTAAGTTTGTCTACGAGTTGATGCAGTTGCGACTGTTGATGTTCCAAAGTTAGTTGGGTCTACAACGATACCAACTGAACGAAAATCATTTGCGGTTGTAAAGTCATCACCCTCTGCCTGTGTGAGTGTGGTTGCAAGCATCACAAAGTGACCACCCAACTCTTGAACTGCATCACTACCATGTCCACCATCTGGACTGATAATGACTTCTATCGCACCACCAGATCCACCACCTAATGATGCAGATGATGATAAACTTGCGTCACTAAAAATATAATCATCTCCAAGATTAACAAAACCAAAAGTATAAGCAGCACCACCAGCATGGATAGTTGTATCAGTACCAGCAGTCAATCCAAAAGAAACAATCGCACCACTTGAAACTGTAATCCTCACAATCGCACCAGAACTTGTCCCTTGATTATTTCCATCACCAAATACTGCAGCATAGTAAGTTCCATCTGTGTAACCAGAACCAGCAGTTACCACAAGACTTTCAATCTTACCATCTGTTGCAGCTGCACTTACAGTTGAGTCGGTTGCAACTGGAATGAAGTCTGTAGTTCCAAACTTTGAAAAGTCTGAAGTAGAAATGGTGTACATATATTTTAGAACATATCCACCAGATGCAAATGGTGAAGTTGATTCAGATGTCGGTTCTGAACCAGAGAAAGCTGAACCACCATTATTATCCAAGACCTTATAAACTCTAAAATCAGAGGTCATAAAGTAAAAGGTTGAGTCAAATAAGTCTGAAGAACCAGATGTGGATGTATTTGAAGATGAATAATCGTGTCTATACATATCAAAGGTTGCACCATTTGACCAGTTCCTACGAGGAATAGATCTTTTTACATCAGAGGACGTAATAAGTTTTGCACCCAACATTGATCTCCATGCACGAAACTCATCCTCTGGGCCCGTGTTTGGAGTTGGTGGGGAACTATCAGTTCCACCAGTTGTTGTTGAGGTGTATGCAGTTGCCTTCCCCAAGAACAAATAATAAGTTGAAGCAGCTGCCTCTGTAAATGATTCTACGAACTGTGAAGCATTATGTTGTCTAAATTTTTCTGTAATAATTGCCGACATTTTTACACCTTTTACTTTATTTATACAAAAAGTTTTAGTGGGTTATTCCTGTTGCACCCTCTAAATCTATGTTATTTCCATTTGTTTCATCTAACAAATACTCCGTGTTTGTATTTGTTGTATCTGTTGCATCCTCTAATGCAATCTCTCCAGTGCTTCTTACAACTATTTCTGCAGCCTGAACGTGACCCACTGTGACTTTACTACTACTATTTAGTCTAAAGTTTGCGAGAGGAATATGTCCTTCAGATGCAAACACGTTATGAAATTCTGATAACAATCTAGCAGATTCTCTATAATCATGGAAAGCCTCATGGACTAAGAAATCCCCAGCATTAGATCCAGAACTATCAGTTCCGTCTAAAATAATATCACCATCTATTTCAGAAAGTTCTAATTCCACATGAGATTGTTTTGGTGAATTTATACCATCTTCAAGAACTATCTCCTCACCATCATTTAGTAATATTCTTGACTGATTAGAATTGGTAGAGAAGTCCTCTGTCACGATAACACCAGAAGTTTCTAACTGCACATAGTTTCTCAATGTAGTCTCTTGGATGATATGACTTCCAGCATTAGAACTAGAACTATCAGTTCCATCTAATAAAAGATTACCAGCATTTTCTAAAGTGATACCGTCTTCTTCACCACCACCCCAGTTTATACTATCGTTGGTATCACTTAAATTAATTCTATCTAATCTTCTTATTTCTTCAAAAGTAATATCACCAACATCTGACAGAGTTATTGTCTGGTCATTGTGATTTGAGTCTAGTAAGAACCTATCATTCTCATCGACCTTAAATCCAACTGGGAAAGAGAAGAACATTGATTCTGCAAGTAAGTTCTCTCCAGCATTTGAACTATCCGTATCAGTTCCGTTCAATACAATATTGTCTCCTTCATTAGATCCACTTGCATCAGTTCCATTCATCACGATAAACGCATCACCCTCGTCAAGTGGTAGTTGACCATCCAAAACGAGAACGTCTGCAAGAGTCCCACTTCCAGACTCTAGTGCGATACCACAAGTTCCATTCTTTGTTCCAAAAGGTAACTCTGCAAGGTGAAGTAAAAGATTTCTTTCTAGGTAAATTGGGTTCTTACTAATACTGACAACTTGTTCTTTGACAACCGCACCATCATAATCAGCAGACGGAGCATGGGATGTTTCTGACATCAAACGACCACCACCAGAATCTACACCAGATGTTATGTCATCGTCTGCCATTCTAGTGTTGGCTTCATAGAGTATAGACTCACCAGAATTGGAAGATGAACCATCTGTTCCATCCAATACGATTTGATCTTCACGACTTCCGATTGGAATTTGACCATCGTGTCTATCAGACTTAGGAACACCAATACGCATTTGTAGTCTTTGTGAGAATAGAGTTTCAATGACAGATGCAAGTATCGGTGAGAACAATCTATCACCAGTGTAATCAGATACACCAGCCGCAGTATTCGTAATCGCAGCAGATACCAGAGTTGCGATTGTAACTCTACCAAATGGTTGGAAACCAGCAGGGTGAACTGCCTTCTTGAGTTCATTCACATACGTTGAGAAAGCCTCACCAACTTGAACTTCATAGGAGTAATCTTGATAGTAATAAGAGTCTTGTATACGAATTAAGTCTTGTCCTAACAGACTATCAATACCAGCATAAGAACCAGCATCAGTTGATATGATATCAACAGCAGTTGTTCCAGTTGCAATATCTGCTGTTACAATAGTTCCACTTGCACCAGAACTATCTGTAATGGTGACATTGCGATTTGAGAAATCAATACCACTTTCGTTTATGATATGACTATCAGCATCAGTTGAGTCACTATCTGTTCCATTCAGAGTTATCTGACCATTACCAGTTTCATCTGCACCAAGAAGTTTACTACCCTCATCTGTTGAGGCCGCAGACGAGTTCAATAATATTGAATCACCAAAGTCCTCTGTCGCAAGTCTACCACCAAACACACCAGCAGTCTCAGTCTCCAAATCTATGAAGAAGTTTCCAGTATTATCTTCTTGATACCTGTCAATTAAAAGTTTATCCTCAACATCTTGGAGTGTTCCTATAATTGCCTCTTCAAGAAGAATGGGTCTACCAGTATCTTCAAAGACAATACTATCTGTATCTTTTCTTCCTTGAGTCCCATCCTCTAATTTTATTGTTGCAACATTTGGGCCATGTTGTGTTGCATTAAAAAGAATATTACTACCAGAGTTTAGAACAATAGTTTCGTATGATGGTGTCTGAGCAATGTTACCCATACCAGAATGATTGACACAATAATAATATAGAACTGGAGCACCAGTTGCAACCACAATCTGAATATATGCACCAGTTGTTCCAACTGCTATATTTGCAGAGGAAGTTGTTACACCAGTTTCATATGCAACTCCACCACCATGTGTTCCATTTTCTGTTTCAGAAAATCTTAGTTGATGGTTCTTTGCAGAGTTGGCATTGTACAATGAACTGTCAGATAAGTCAAAGTAATAAGTATTACCCTCGTAAAGAACCAGTCTTGGTTGGGGTTCATCATTAACGTAGAAAATATTTGCGGTGTCAGCTGCATTTCTAGCAACACGAACTTTAAATGTAATATTTTGTGCTGGTGGTGTAAATGTTTCAGTTCCATCTAATACAATATTTTCACCATCATCAAAATCTAAAATATCCTCAAGTAAAAATGATGCAGGCATATGTTCTAGATTACCTTGCTCTAGTTGTATTCCCTCTTGAAATGTTCCAGTTTGTTCTTGTTCAACTCTCACCACGTTTTCAAATGTTGTATCAAGAACATTTGTGTCTGCATCAAACCCTTTAACTGTTCCAGTATGAGTTGTAAGAGTGTTTGTGTTTGCAAAAGTTCCAGTGACATCTTTAAGAACAAAGTGAGCTCTAAAAGTTGCATCTGGTGGATTTGTTCCAACATAGTTAAAGCCAGGGTCAGTGATTTTTATTGACCTTGCTGCACCAATATTTTCTGTGGTTGCAAGAAGTGATGCACCAGTTCCAGTTGTAGTTGTAATGGAAACGGTTGGTAGTTTCGTATAACCTTGACCACCACTAGAAACTTGCACTTTTTGAATTGATCCAGACTCAGTGGATGATGATAAAATATCTTCAAACGTATCAAACTCTAAAACAATTTGGTCTGTCGCAGTCGTGTATGTATCTGCAAACTCCTCAACACTATCAGTTAAAATATTGTGTCCAGCATTATCACTAGAAGTATTAGTTCCGTCAAGAATTATTAGATCATTTCTATTTGCGTACACATAAATTTCATCACCAAGTGCTGGAGTAAAATCTGTTTGAAATGTCAACGTAGTTCCACTTGCAGTCCATACTGTTACACCAGATGCATTTACTGATGGTGTTTGAACATTATTAATATTGACCACCACTGTGTCAATATTTGCATTTACGTCCGTCAAAGTAAACGCAAGAGTCTCACCATCACCTCTAAACCTATCATCTACATTTTGCTCTGACTGAATGTTAAAAGATTCAAGTGATGTGGTTGTTCCACTTTCTAAAATAATTGCATCATCGGTCAAACTAGAATCATCCAGTGTTGCAGTTTCTAACTGGATACCACCACCAACCATGCTTACAAAACCACTGGCAGAACTTACATTAGTATCAGCAGAGTTTGTAGTGAAAGTTAGAACATCACCAACTTCATATTTTTGACCAACGTCATCTACTATAACTTCACTTACAGATCCCTCTGCAATACCATCAACTTTTATTTCACCAAAACCATTTCCTATATTTTCTAAATCTATATCTTCATTATCTGCGTGAAGTATACCATCATTGACTAGCGCAGTAGATGCAACAATTCCCTCAATGGTAAACGTAACATCAACATCTCTTGCTGTTGAGTTTGCGACTATTGTTTCTCCATCAACAAAAGTCCCTGTTATGTTTGCGATTCTAAATTCAGTAACAGATGTTGCACCTTGCTGTAAAACAAGAGAATCAACAACGACTGCTGTTGCACCAGAGGTCTGACCAGTTATGACTTGGTTGATTACTTCATCACCACTTACACCAGAACCAGCTGCGACTCTCATAATTGTTCGTTGTCTCCAATCACCATCAGAGAGTCTTAACATATATTCTGTGGGATAGAATATCTCAGAACTTTCACCAAGTAACAATCTTATGAAAAGTTTGTGTCCTTCAGATGATCCTTTTGCAGCATACAAGTCTTTAATATTTTTGATTAGATTTCTCTTTGATACACCAGACGCAAGTGTCTCTGGTATTGCTGTCATAAACGAATCACGCATTTGATCTAAGAAATCAAATAGAGTATTATCAACGTCTGCGTATTCTAATAACTGTTGAATGGTTTGTATCGGGTTTGCACGATACTCTGTAACAATACCTTGAGCACCAGATGTTGCACCAGTTACAGTCTCACCAGTTTCAAAGAGTTGTTGTCCTGTGATAAAGAGTTGTGAGTTTCTAGAGTCCTCTACCAGAACAGTTGACGTTGCACCAGTTGTTCCACCAGTTATCGTTTCACCATTAATGAACTTTGCACCAGAACCAGATGCAGCCTCTGTTACAATTCTGTCACCATCTGTTTCTTCTAAAATAAAAGCAGAAGTTTTAGTTTCTTGGACAATATAATCAATATTACCAGATATAGAAAGTTTACCAGCTTCTAAGAACTGAAAGTAATCTTTTACAAAGTCCACGAATACTGGATGATCTGCTTGAACAAAGTCAGGCACCTGTCCTTCTATAAGAGGAGAAACCTTCTTCGTAAATTTTGACTTTAACTCAGACATTTATCAATACGCCGAACTCGTTGGTGTGGATGTTGTAGTTGTAACTGTTGTGGTTGTTGTCCCAGCAGATGTTGTAGTTGTTGTATAACCTTTTCCAGTTGTCGCAGTTGCATCGACACTTGATGTTATCGTAGTGTTTGCAAAATCAATCTCAAGTATTTGGTTTCTAACAGGAGTAATATCATTTGATCTAGGTAAAGCAGTTATACGAATTTGAGATGAAGATGCACCATCAACAAAACCAACACCAGTGATTGTTATTGAACCTATCGTTATTAAACCATTTGCATAGTCAATAGTTCCAGCATTTGAATTTGCATACGTTCTTGTGTTACCAACGAGACTGTATATTCTTAAATTACCAGAACCATCATCATCAAAAAAATATTCTGTTGTAGTGACACCGTTTAGAAAAAATCCAGTTGAGGAGACAACTCCACCACCAGCTTCATTGTACCCTGTCACTGGATTAAAGAACGCATTATTAAAATTGAGATTATAAGATGTTGCTGTTGATAGTGTTGGTGTAAATCTTTTTGCCATCGTCACAGTTGTGGTATTATTTAATATTGCAGTATCAGTTTCATCAATCAACCTCAAAACTTTAGAGTGTCTAAATGGTCTGTTAAAACTTTGTAAATCAGAAGAGTTATAATTTTGTAATGTTGTGTTTACTAAAGCTGCAAGTCCTTCGCCTGTTGTAGTGGTAGATGAAGAGTCAAACATAAAAGTAACTCCTAAAATTATTTCAGTGGTATCTGCATCAACGATAACTGGTGTGACAGATGCAACTTTAAATGGTGCTAAACCTTTTACCAAGTTATCTTTTTGCGTTACCGTCAGATCCACACCAGTTGTAGACTTTACTGATATAAAAACTTTTCCATATTCTGGTGTTGAACTAACACCAGTGGCAGGATCAAAACTTCCATCCTCTCCACCCCACACTGAAACAGCCTGCGTATTTGCAAATAGTTTTTTAACGTAAACCTCATAGTCTGAAGTTGTAACCGCACGACCTTGTGCAGAATAATTTAGTGGTGCGTTTAGTTTTATTGAATCAACCGACTCTGGTTCTGCACCACCAAATGCACTTGCGACAGTTGTAACAACGATATCACTCACACCATCAATGGTTGCTGGTGATGAAAAGAGTGACACACCATTTGCCGCACCTTTGTTTGTTATGACATATTGTAGTTGAACTATGTTTCCATCCTCTAGTGCTTTACTCACCACACCATCTCCAAAGTAAACCTCAAACCTACCTCTTTCAACTTCTTGTAAATAGTAAACTGTGGATGACGCAGAGAGTTGTGTGATGTCCGTTGCTTTCGTATAGGTTATAGTTGACGTATCTGTGGTGGATGTTTGAACCTTAACAGTAAGAGTTGTCGTGTCTGCTCTTGGATCTGTTAGTGTAAAGGTCTGGTCAACGTCAGAGGTATCTACAATAACTTTTGAAGTCACATAAGTTCCTTCATAGATATCAACACTGCCAAAATTAACAGAGTTTCCACTGTTAGATGCAGTTACATCAGATATTGTAACAAACTGATAATTTAGTCCGTCTATGGTTGCAGTAAATGCTGTGCCTGCGTTCATAGTTTTTGTTGGATCTGTGGTAACTAAATTTACATTGATGGTTGCCTTTGGTGCTCTTGCAGACCTAACTTCATACCCTAATGCTTTTGCGTGTGACACTGCACTTGAACGTAAACTAGAACTGTCCAAGAACATTTCATTTGCAACCATGTTTGCATTGAAGGCCATGTAGTGTGTGTTATATGCAAGTGTGTCCAGTAGGATATTCATACCAGAACCTTCAAAGTCATAGTCCTTGAACTTATCTTGTCCCTTTAGAAAAAATTTAAGATTGTCTTTTATGTTATCAAAGTCTAACTCCGTAACTCTTAATCTTGATTCATTCGTTGCCATTATCGTAATCTCTCTAACATAACTGATAGGTCTACTAACTCTGTTGGTTGATTTACGACATAAAATTCTATCGTGACTTCGTAAGTATTTCTATCTAAAATCGGTTCTGCCCTCACTCCGACTAATCTTGCTCTTGGTTCAAAATTAAGTATTACATCTTCTACTTTTCTAGCAAGTATATGAGCTGTAACTGGTGTCATATTCTCAAATAACATATCCCTCACACCACTACCAATCTCTGGGTGAAAAGGTTTTTCAAAGTGATTAGTCAATATAAGATTTCTAATAGATCTTTTTACTGACTTAACATTTGTTAAATCTTGAATATCAGAATTAGAACTTTTTCTTCCAAAGAACAGGTCTAAATCTACATATTCTTTTACAACACGATCACTTTCATTTGTCTGTTGTGCATCATAAGTTGACATAAATGGACTCCTAGTTTTATTTTATTTATAACGACTATCCCTTAAAATTAGGGTCAATCTTTTCTAATACTGTGTATGTTATTTTTAATACTTGTATGTCACGAACAGATACATTTTTATTTTTCCGATTTGGTCTTGGCACAAAAATTACTTTTTTTGTATCATCTTGTATTACTGGTGTAATATTGTTTTTGTCTGAATCATCTAAAACGTCATATGAGAATGAGGCTCTATTGGGAAAATAACTTCTTCCAGCAACACTCTCAATAGTAAGTGGTGTTTGTTTAAGTTCAATACCAGAAGAAATACGATCAACAATTTGATACTTACTAGTTCCAAAAATTTTTCTAATTTTTGTTAATTCTTCAATATCTATAAAGTTAATAAAGCTTTCAGACACATAATTTTTTCTACTAGTAAAACCATTCTCTGATATGACTGTCTTTTCTGTTTTAGGTGCAGTGATAGTTACTTCCTCACCACCACTTGTTGTAATTGTTGTTTGTTCTTGAGTAACAGTATTTCTATCCTCTGTTGTTGTAGCCCTCACTTTTCTAACTTTCTTTTCTTCTTGTGCAACAGCTGCTTCATCAGATGTGGAACTCACAGAACTTGTATTTCCTTGTGGAACAGTTATGGTTTTATATTTCAATGGGTCTTGAGCAATCTTATTATACTCTGATTTTGCTGCGGCAAAATCATTGTTCATTTGTGTCTTGAACTCTTCAGATTCCAAAGTTGCGATAAGGGTATCAAATTGTTTTTGAACATCATCAGTTGAGACACCAGCTGCGGTTCTGTCATTTATTTGTTTTGATAAAGCCTGAACTTTTGCTTCTGCATTTTTTTCAACAGACTTTAGATTTTTTGATACAATAGATAACTCTTCTTTCTCTCCATCCTTATCTGCTTGTTTAACTGCAATCGGTTTTTCTTTTATGAGGTCAATGACATACCTGACTCTTATGATTTCAAAACTTTCAGTTGTAGTAATCGTTCTACCAGATTGTTTATAATTAGCACTACCAAAAAAACCTTCTCCAGATCTTTTACCAAAAACACTTACAATACTTTTTGGTGTATCAGTAAGTGTGATTGATGTGCCAGTGCCTCTTTCTTCTTTTGTCTCTGTTGTTATGCCAGTTCCACTATTACCAGCAGGTATTTCTAAGTTACTTACAAGATCACAAACATTACCACCACCAGCAAGTTTTGTCTCTGCTGATGCGATAAGACTATCAAAGTCTATTCCCTTTTCCTCAAGAGTATTACCAAAGTCTAATTTTAAACTTGCAAGTTTAGTATTAAAAGCACCAATGCCTGCAGCAGTGGTTTTGTTTATATCATTGATTAGAGATGTTACCTCTGCCTGAAAATTTACTGCTGGTGCCTCTGGTAACTTTGCCTCTAGTTTATCAAACGCAGATGTTAATTCATCTAATCCCTCTTCAAGTTCTGACTTGAGAGTAGACGCATCAACATCTATATTAGATAACAGTTTATCCTTGAGTTCCTCTATCTTACTCAAAGATTCATTTAGGTTTGGATTTGCACCGCAAAGATTTGGTATGTTTGGATTTGCCATCTATTTCTCCCTATGGCCCAGCAAAAACATCTGAAGAACCAGCTGCAACAGATGTACAACCAGTAATTGAATCACCAACTCTACCACAACCTTTACCATTTACAAATACTGTAGAAGAACCACTTGCAATTGGTGCTGAGTGTGATGCACAAGGTGGTATATTTGGTGGTAATAAATGTCCAGTATTATTATCACCTTGTCTACTCACTCCAATACTATTTACAAAAACATCTGAAGAACCAGCAGCTCTTGTCATACCAGAACAATGTGTTACATCTGCATCTCCAATTCTAGTTACTGCCGGCATATGTTCTCTCTCTTTTCATTAAGTCTTGTAACTTATCATTAAAAGTATCCATGTATTCATGTTCCTCATCTGTGTGTGGGCCTTCAGGCCAATCTGGATCAAACTTTATAACATGGTCAAACTCCATAGGTATATCTTCATACTTCGTGTATGTTACAAGTTCGTTTTTTTCTCTTATGATAAATGTTCCGTTCATTTTAGTTCAAATTAATCGTTGGTGCATCTGCGTCAATCTCAGTTCCAGCATTTAAGTCCATCAGAGTTCCAGCAGTGATGTCTGTTTCAGTTGTTGAATCCATATCAATGTCTGCTTCTGATTTAACAGTCATAGTTTCTACCGATTTAATATTTAGAGTTGTTCCAGATTTTGCAGAGAAGATTCCAGACTGTGTTTGCAAACTCATATTAGTTTTTGCAGCCATGTCAAAATTACCCTCTAGTGATGTTGCAAAGATATTACTGCGAACAGAGATATCAAGAGTTCCGTTTATTTGTCGTGTCTCATTTCCCCCAACTATAATATCAACATCCTCTCCATGTCTACCTTTTGTATTGTTGGATATATTGTAAGAATGGTTTCCAAATATTTCTTCCTCTACATTTCCACCAATCTCTCCAGCACCAACTTTAGTTCTCATATTCTTGTGTATCTTTTTTGTGTAGTTCCCTTCAACCTCTAGGTGATAGTCTCCCTTGATAAGATGACGAACAGTCCCACCGATTGTTAGATTGACATTACCACCAACATAAACATTAGAGTCCTTCATTATGATTTCAAAGTTATCACCGATTACTTTTGTTGTCTTTGTTCCGTCTGCAATTATCTCCTCATACGAACCAGCAGTGTGATAACGCATTGTTCTTTCATTGCCTGGTGTATCATCCACTTCTGTTAGATGACCAGACTCAGATTCAAAAACATGATTATATGGATATAGGCCCGCACGATAAAATCCATAGTCCTCACCATCTACATTATTATAATCAATATCTCGTGGATGCGGTTCATCAAAACTTCCTCGTTCCTCTGCAACTGCCTCATCCGAAACCTCTGTCAGATTTGGTTGTGTCGCAGTCTGAATACCAGTCTGTCTATTCTCTCTTAGTTTTATGAGTGCATTATGTGACTCTGCACTTTCACCTTGTGCAAGTCTATTTGTGTCTGGTTCACCTAGACCATGGCCAGATGGCATATCGTAATCAATGTCATCTACTGGATATGGGCCATAGGTTGGAGTTCCAGCATATGCTGGTTGTTTACTAAAAGGACTTCGTGGATCATTAAATCCATATCCATAGTTTGGTTTTCCTTTTGGGATGCCAGGCAGACTGCCCATGATCATGGGTTGTTGTTTTTCTTTTGCGTCTAGGAAAAAACCAAACACCCAACTCCCCTCTACGAGAAAAGATGGTGTGTGTCCTAACCCTTGCATGGATGGATCTGTAACTGGGTGCATGACATGAGCCCAAGGTAAGTCTGCCGTGGGTATGTCATTTAGATCATCTGTGTGAAATCCCACACAACGAACACGAACACGACCTAGTGAAGATGGATCATTTCTATCTTCAACAACCCCAGTGAACCAAACAAAACCATCTTCACCCATGAAGTGCTTATAAACTTCTTGCATCAATAACTCCTTATAGAGTTATTTATAAAGAGTTATTTAAGTTTTTGATAGGATAGGTTTGGATGTTTTTTATCTTTAACCCACTGGAGTTTTTTCTTTTTTGTAACCCAGTATTCTTCTAACTCGTAAACTAGTTCTTCTGAATATTGTAAAGCATCTTTTTTTAATTGATGCATTTTTTCTAGTGCGTCTTTCTCGTTCAAATCTTTATGAAGAACTTGCTTACGGCAAATTCTATATTTGATCAATAGACATCTCCTTTACTTGGTTGGAAATTTTATTTATACAAGTAAAGTTTTTGGCCTGCCCGGCAGGAGTCGAACCTGCGACCTACGGTTTAGAAGACCGTTGCTCTAATCCAACTGAGCTACGGGCAGATTATTCTGATTCCAGTTTGATTGATAGGGGATGTTCCTCTTTTCTTGCGAGTTTCATTGCCTGTCTAAGTTTTGTTTCTGCGATTTCAAGAGGGTAGATACCGGCAATACCTTTACCATTTTTGTGTATCTCCAAAGTTACAGCATCTGCCTCATCTACTGTTTTATTAAAATATGTCATAAGTATGCCGACCACAAACTCCATAGGTGTGTAGTCATCATTTATAATAATAACCTTAAACCTTCTTGGTTTTTTTAATTCTTGTTTTTCTTTTGGTATGAGGACTGCTATTATCTCACCCTCATAACCATAGGCTTTCATATCATCATCTTCACTCATATCTATCTCACACTAATATTACCAGCAATCATAACTCTAGGTTCTTCACATTCACACTTTGGAACTTTATGATTTACCAGTGAGGAAAAAATAATCAAGTCTCCTTCTGTCGGTTCAAACTCTATGTTCCCCTCAGTAAAAACAAGTGGAGAACTTCCCTTTGGTGCTTTGACATAATAACACCAACTGTAAAGACAAGGCCAGTGTGCGTGTTCATCTGTGTATTGACCTTTGGTATAAGATGCACCCCAACAAGAACGAGTGTAATAATCAATCTGACTATAAGACTTTCGTATGTCACTTGCAAGTTCTATTGCTTTGTTTGCAAGAGTATTCACCTCTTCGTGTTCTAAGTCAAGTCTCCAACCTGTCATGTTTGCTTTGACATTTGTTTCCTTGTTTTGCACATCACCTTTTGAAATGATAATGTTTGCAAGTTTATCATTGTCAAACTCTTTTAGATTTACCCACAACATAGGTAGTTCCATATTAAACTTGTAGTATGTCGCACCACTCATATTTGTTTGACACCAATATTTCCAGCAATCATAATTCGTTTCTCCTTGCAAGTGCAAGGTGGTACACTGTGTCGTGCGAGAGATGAGAAGATAATCAGATCACCTTCCTCTGGTTCAAAACAAATAACTGGTTTGGTTTCTGGAAAGACAAGAGGACTTGAACCCTCTGGTGCTTTTACATAGTAACACCAACTCCACAGATAAGGCCAGTGATTGTGTTCTTTTGTTTCTTCACCCTCACCATAGACAGCACCCCAACACTCTGATGTGTAGAGCGGTGGTTTGTTCTTTGTAAGTTGACCAGCAATACTAATCACCATATCTGCAAGTTGTTTAAAACCAGTATGAGTTTTGTGCATAGTCCAGTTTGTCATATCTGCTTTGACATTAGTAGACTTCTGCATCTCATCACCAGTTTCAAGAATCATTCGTTCAAGATTCTCATGCAGAGTAAAGTCTGCATCTTCATGTCGTGCATTAGTAAGGTTTAGTATATTGGTTTCGTATATTGGAAACCTCACATTGAAATCATAATAGTTTGGTTTAGACATAATGTAAATAACTTCCTATAATATATTTTGGTTTTTTAATTGGTTTTGTTCCAGCATGAAGATGTGTCCACATTGGTGGAAACATCAACATTCTTCCAACCTTTGGTTGAACAGATATATCCATTTGAGGAAATGTTGTATGTCCCATTTCATTGTCATCAAGATAAAGAAAGAAAACTAAAAACCTTCTTGCTGTTGCATACCTAGTTACATCTACATGATTTCTAAATTCATCTACTCCATTAGGAAGATATCTTTTTAAACGAAACTCTTCAAACCCATATTTTTTTGGCCACATATTTCCCACAACATTACAATCACTTTTGTACCTCTCTATGCAAGATGAAAATATTTTACTAAGTGGATTTACATACTTATTCCAATCCTTATTTTGAACGAGATTAATTTGTGTAAAGTCCATAGTTTTATTAGATCTAACATCATAGTGTTCTGGTGAGTTTTCAAACTTATCTATAAGTTCCTCACACAAATCCTTTTTCATAATATTATCATAATATTGGATATAGTTCATTACATTGCTCTTACTGTATAATCAATCGCAATTCGTTTTTCGTCACACAGAATATCATCTGCTCTATGCGGAACTCTTGGATCAAAGAAATAAAATGAACCAGGCTTTGCATAATAGGTTTTACCATTCCAAGTAAATCCACCGCCCCACTCTTGTTTCCAATCAGAGTTCAACACACCAAGAACTTTTAGAACTTTCATATTCTTTGGTACATCGTCCATGTGATCTGTGTGCGTATTATCTTCTCTATGTTTATCTTTGATAGATGCACCAGCCCATAGTAGTTCTGGATAGACTTTACCTTGCAATCCTTTTTCATAGATGTTCAGAAACAGAGACATTGCAATACCAGCAAGACGTTCAACCTCTGGTGATTGTGACGTTCCATCAATCATTGTAAGTTTAGGATGACGTTTACTAAAGTGTGCTCCCTTCGGATACTGCCAACTCCAGTTCT